TAGTTACCAGTAGCTAGTAAGTTTCTAACGTATGGAGCTGAGATAATTCCACTCTTTTCGTGTACCTTTATAGCCTTAACTCTGTCTCCAAAATCTGTTTGTAATGAAATAATATACTGCTCATCGTCAACCTCATCATCGCCTTGTGCTACATAAACAGGATTAACTGTCGGATTAGCTTTCAGGTAGTTCATTACATCGACTACTGGTGATTCAGTTGTAGAGATTTTTACAGATATTTTAGGATTTGGTTCTGCTTTTAAGTACATATTCCAAATCATTAAAGACTCTTCAGGTGTTATTCCATCAATAACTTTCTTACTGATAATAACATTCACCATCTTAATGTAATCTCTACTAGCTAAATTCTTAGCTGCTTCGTAGTGACCCTTGTGAGGTGGTTTGAACTTGCCTGGATAAAAGCAAGGACCTGGTTCGTTTAGTATGGCTTCAGCCAATCTCTGGCCTAGTAATGTCGCGTTAATCATATACTAATAAATATCTAACCTTTTATTAGTCTGGCGTTTTCGATCTTTTCTTTTAATTCCTTAATATATTTAGCTGCTGTTTCGATCTTTCTCACCATGTAATCAGCTTCAGATTGATCTAATTCTAGCCTAAAAACAAACATTTGGTACTCTTCTCCTACTCTAGGATCAAAACTAATGAAATCACACCACCTAGCTTCTGCACAAATCATATTAGAGATACACTGATAGTAGTAATTTGCTGCGATTCTTTTAAAATCTTCTGGTGTTTTAATAAGTCCGTGCTTAAAGTGATTAGCAGAGTTATACGGGCATTTTACTTCAATTATTCCATCAGGTTGTACTAATCCGTCTGGGCTTCCACCGTAGAAATCTCCGACTGGAATAAAAGATGCTTTCTCTACAGGGTAACCCTTAATTCGAGAGTACGTATCAATAGCTAACGGCTCTAAATCAGTCCCCCAGTCCAGTGCAGCACCCATTGCTGATTGTGCAAATCCACCTAAGCTCTCAGATACTTTCTCAAGTAAATACGATTTAGCTGTGTCGGTTAGGTCAAAAACTGACTTACCTCCCATTATTTTGTGTATTTCAGAGCTGGTTATCTTTCCTTTTCTCATATCAAACCACTCTTGACTACGTTGTTCTACTATCATAATTGCATTTTCTTTAGCAACAAATCGCCAAAAGACATCTGTTTTGCTGTGTGTAAATATTTGGTTACATTTTCAAAACCTAGCTCAGACGGATCTTTGCCTTGTAATTCGATTAAATAAACGTCTTTACCGAGGTCCAATAGTTGTTTGGCATAATCTATCGATTGCTTTAATGCGTCGTTATCTAGCGCTAAATAAACCGTTTTAACATCGCTTTGCACTAACTTCATCATTAATGCTCTTGGGATAGTTTTACCGAATAGCGGTACTGCGTTTCTTTTTAGAGCTATTGCATCAAAAATACCTTCACAAAGTACTACTGGAACCTTCCAGTTAATGTAGTATTCTAATCCAATTAAGTCGTTTTTATTGCAAGAAGGTGCGTCGTATTTTCTTGCTGGGTCCTTTTGAAAGGATCTTGATATAAAGTAATTTAGACGGCCGTTTGCATCGTAGGAAGGTACTATAATAGAGTTTGAATACTTACCTGATTCACAGTATCCTATGTTGTATTTTACAATATCTGTTTCAGTCAAGCCTCTTTTCAGTACATAAGCCTTGGCTTGTCTGTAGCTCAGTTTCGTACTTGGTTTGATTAGAGAAACAAACTCCTTAGGTAATTCAACAATCTTGTAGGTTTTGTCGGATTGCTCACCTTTTCCGTCTGGAAAATACGTCCTCATCTCAGCAATCTGTTCAGAAGTTGCGTGAAGCTTCTTCATTAAATTAACCAAACTTCTGCCCTTTGTAGCTGGCTGACAGGTCCAACAATTGTAGAATCCAGTCGTAGGATCTACCTCTAATTTAGGCTTGTGGTGTTTACAGAAAGGACAGTGAAAGGCGTAATTACCCTTTGTTGAAGGCTTAGATTTGCCCAAAACTGACTGTAATAATCCAATAACTAAACGTGCTTTTTCCATTAATAGGAAATATACGGGTTTATTCTGGGTTTTCCAAATCTTTTCTAAAGAATTTAGCTAGGATATTATCGTTGTAAGATTTGTCTGATGTGAGAACTCCCTCTACGCACTGGTAGTGTAGTTCCCAATAAGTTAGTTGTTTTTTGTTAAAGCAAAATTTTAGGATCTCTTTTCTGAAATTATCTGTCCCGCCTTGCTTAATTTCTTCTAAAATTGTCTTATTGGATCCCCAATAGTCTAACCAATTGGATTCCTTGGTTACTATTTTGGAAGTTGGCTTTCTGCCAGGACCTGATTGTAGGGCTATTTCAGCCTTTGTAAGCTTCTTTTTTGTATTTGAAAAAAGGGATTTTCTACCAATGTAGAATTTGCCAGTCTTAATGTTTCTTATTTTGTATACAAATCCAACACAATTTGCAGGAAACTTATCTACTGTATCATATTCAACTACTATACCGTGCTCGTATATAAACCATTTTTGTGACATAGACTTGGGTTTAAGAATCCCACTTTACAATAAAAGTGATATCCGTGTTTTCTGGGATTTGGTATGGAGTTGCTAGTTTTCCAACAACAAGTAATTCATTTGATTCGTTGTATAAACCTATAGTTGTTGCATACGGATTGAAGGCTGATCCTGTCACAAAATCTTTTGGAGTGCCATCTATAATTTCACCATTCTTGGTTACTTGGCCAAAAGGCGCAAAGATTGGTAGTGCGGCTGATCCGGTAAGATATGAAACATTTGCAAATACAGATGGATTTTGTGAGTAGTTAAAGTCGTTCTCTAATACTCTACACTTAACCTCATTCTGGTATATTGTAGTCTCAGATCCTAATGTTAATGTATATGGTACGTATGAAATAGGCATGCTTATAAATATTCAGGAGTCCATACTTTGAATAAGTTGTGGATATACTCAATTTCACACATTTCTTTTATGTAGTGATGTGTTACGTGTGTTAGTATCTTACGCTCTGTTTCTTTAGTAACCGCTTTTTCAATTACAAGCTCTTTGTAATTAGGAGCAGTCTGTTCAAATACACGTAATGTTTTTAACTCTTCCTGAAAAGGCCACCATCCATTTAATTTGAAAAAATGCTCCTTTTCTCCAATCGTTACTGTTTGATGAATCTTTTGATCGTTCTCGTCTAACCAATCACCTACAACAACGTCTTCGGTTCCTCCACTACTCCAATGAGGTTTAGTCATTGGCTTCATATTTTTAATAAATGCTGGGGAGATAAAGTAGCTAGCTCCGCCTGATGGAAATGGTAGCTCTGGTTTCATTGGACAGCCGTTCATCCACAGTCCGTAGAATTTACTCTTATCTAGGAATGGTAGCAGGTATTCGAAGTATTTTGCATTTAAGATAGCATCATCGTCTATGAAAACTAACCAATCGTAGTCGTTGTAGAGATCCGTTTCTCTTATTAGGTTAACTAATGTAATGGTTTTCTCTTCGTTGCTATAGTAAGTGTCGTTCTCTGATCCTGAAATCTCATGAAACTTTCCCGTAATATTGTCCGTTAGACATACGTAATCTAAATCCTTTAACCAAGTAGCTAAGCATTTTTCAACTCTATCTACATATTTGTGGGATGTCTTTAGTATGACTTTATACCTTAGACTAGACATGATTTAGGGGCTAGTTGTACAATCTCTTTAACGTAATTATAAGATGCTTTCTTAGCGTTAAAGGAATCTAATATAATTCCGTATGGATATGAATTCATATACTGTGCTTTATAAAATTGTCTTCCACATGCACAAGTAACTCCTGCGTTATGAAATATCGGAGTTTCATTCCATCTTGCTATATCATCTGTAGCCCAGCAAAAATCTAGGCGCTTATCTACTTTAGTTTCGTGTCCAAATAGCCAAGCGTTCCATAGTAAAGACCACATACCTGCAGTCCATTTTTGAATTGGAGGATCTCCTTCGTGCTTTGGTACGTAACTGGCTTCTGTTTCAGATAAGTGTCTATATAATTTAATAGAATCTTTTTCTACCTTATCCCAATACTCGTACGTAGATCCTTTCACGATGTGTTGAGCACCTCCTGAATTAGAGTTCATGAGTTTTGGGATTAGTGGATCAATTCCAATTACATCACACATTCCTTTGTAAACATCTTCGCCCTTCGTTAAAACGTACTGAGTTCCAATGTAACCAACAGTATCGCTTAGGTACCAAACCTTATCGTGTAGCATACTGTTGAAATCAACCGGTTTTGTAAACACGATATCAGAATCGTGTAAGAATAAAGGTTGATCTACTAGCTCTGGGTGAGCTTGTATGTGTTGTTTGAGAATATTAAAATAGATTGACGGAATATAACTCATGTCAGTTCTTGTATCTTCGTAGAAAAAGAATCTAACATAGTTGTACGTGTTGGCTAGTTTGCGCCAAGCATCAATTACTTCTGGTGTGTTTGTTCCATCATTTCGATTCCAGGCGACTAAGATATCAATATCATTGCCGCTAATTCCATTTCTGATGAAATTATTAATCATAACTTCTACTTGCCATGCATAGTAGATTAGGCGTGGTTGTACGCAGATATAACGTAAGGGTTTCATAACTATATTATTTTAATTTATTAACAAGCGCTTCCTGTTATCATAAAGCTAGCAACTGTAGCTTGTGATGCACCAGTG